TTCTTCAAGACCCAGATAACTATACAGTTCAGCAAACCCATCCATCGAACCCTTACACTCTTACCATGTCAGTTCCAGTTCCCGCTGGTTCAGAAATTGTCATTGTATCAATTAAAGGTATAACTGGAGCTACAGGGCCAGCAGGGCCAAGTGGTGGAGGGGCAACGGGAGCTACAGGAGTTATACCACCATCTAATTTTGGAAACGCATGGTCATATATTGGAGATGGAACGCAAACAGTATTTGCAATTACCGGAGGATTAAGCACAATATCACTCGGATATTTAGTGCATATTGATGGAGTGTATCAAAAATCAACAAACTACACAATCAATGCAATAACTCCAAGAGAACTAACTATGTCATCTCCAGTTCCAGCGGGATCAGAAATAACAATTATATCAATATCAACATTATAAAATAATATGCCACTAACTAAAGCAACTCAAAATGTAGTAGAAGGAATCGTTTCTACTGGATCAACTGGAGTATCCGCTGGATCATTCGTTGTTGGACAGCAATACAAGATCACTTCTCTTGGAACAACAACACAAGCGCAATGGAATACAATTGCTGGAACCACGGGACAAACCTATGTAGTTGGGTCTTTGTTCACAGCAGCTACTACTGGGGCAAGTTCTGGTAATGGATCGGCAGCAGTAGCAAGGACATTGGCAAATCGGTTTGCTGATGTGGTCAATGTGAGGGATTTCGGTGCAGTTGGTGATGGAGTAGCTAATGATACGGCTGCGATTCAAGCTGCTATCAATAGAATAGCTTCTATTGGATCAGGGACAGTATATTTCCCTCACGGGACATTCCTTGTTACATCTGGATTTTTAATCACAACGCCAGTTACTTTTGTTGGTGATGGCAATGGTTGGTATACTTGGGGTGGAGTTACAGCTACAACTGGAACAACAATTAAATATGATGGGCCAACAGCTCCAGACCCATATGTATTCAAATTTCTAAATATTGGTGGTGGAAGTTGTGGAATCAAAGATATTTATATTGATTGCAATGGGAAAGCAAATGTTGGAGTTGTTTTGGATGGACTTAATGGAGGTCTTTTTGAAAATGTTTCAATTAGAAATCCTCAAAATGTTTGTTTAACATTAGTTGGAACAACGCATACTTGTTCTTGGAATACATTTACAAATTTGCGTCTGGAGTCTTTATCTGGAGGAAAAGGTGCGCTTTGGTTGCAAGGTTATGCGGGTCAAGGAAATGCTTGTCATAACACATTTACAAATACTCAAATAAATTTTGGTGGAGCGCAACATGGAATTATACTTGGAGGTTGTGATAACAATAATTTTTATTCTTCATATATCTGGTGTAACAATACAGGAGTTACCGGATATGGAGTTTATTGTGATACAACAGAACAAGCTGGATTTCCTGTAAATAATACATTTTATGCCTTGCAAGCAAGTGTGCGTGGGTGGTATCAACCCGGAACTGGAATATTTGATTATGGAAATCAAATTTTTGGTTATCAATTAGATAATGGTCAACCATTACCGATAACAAATGGAGGCCCATTAACTTGCGTTACAGATCGTGGAACATATAAAATGTCTTCTGGAGCATCTATTGGTAGAAGTTTTGGTGTTAATTTTTGTGGAACAATTTCAATCCCTGCTGGAGTAACATCACTTGTTGCTGGACTACCAAACGGAACTGAACCAAATGCAAGCTACGCAATTTTTCTTTCAAGTGTATATGCAAATATAATGCCACAATATACAATATCAGCACAAACAACTACAGGTTTTACAATTTCATTTGCTACAGTTACACCGAATTGCGCGTGTGAATTTTTATTGATAAGGAAATAATTATATGAATTACAAAATAAAACAACTTGGTGAAGGAAAAATTGAATTTGCAATTTCAAAAAATCAATTTGATATAAATGAAATTGTAAAAAACAATAAAGATGAAGCGCAGTATATTTTCTTAAAAAAAGAAAATGTTAATGATTCTTTTATGAGTGAATATAAAGAAGAATCTGGAAATGATTTTAATTTATCAGAATTTGAAAATTCATATAACAACGAAAATGTTAATGAAAAAGTAATTATTCTTACTATAAAATGAGCTACTGCACACCATGCCCACCATGCGACACGAACTTTCCATTGTTGTGTGAACCACTTGAAACAACTGCCAATGGAAAACGATTGGTAGTAGAAGACTCTGCTGCTTGTCAGAAGACGATTCAGAGTCCAGCTACCCAACAAGTCTTGAAGACTGATGGTGCTGGTAATCTGACTTGGACAAACGGAGCAAACAGCACAATTCTTAGAAAAGATTCTACTGGACTTGTTGAATTTGCTACACTCAATAGCGTTCTTCAAACTGGCCCAGTTGATCTTGGTAGCCAACCATTGACTACTACTGGAGCATTGACTGTAGGTTCACTTTCTCCAACGCTTGCTATTACGGCATCGTCGCTGACTGTTTCTGGTGTAGTTACCGCAGCAAGCGTAACTCTTGCCGCTGACCCAACTATTGCTCTTGGAGCAGCTACAAAGCAATACGCTGATTTAAAAGTAGCAAAAACTGGAGACACAATGACTGGTGCGCTGATTGTGAATAGCACAATTGCATCAAACAGCACAATTCTTGCTAATGGCAACTCATCCAAGATTGGATACAATACTGGTGCAGGTGGAACGATTACCCAAGGTGCAGGCGCAAAGACGAACTCTGTTACTCTCAATCGTCCTACTGGAGTTATCGTTACCGATAACGCGGCCCTCGCGGGTGATACTGCCGTTACCTTCAACTTGAGCAATTCGGTTATCGAAGCTACGGACATTGTAGTTGTCAGTCACATATCTGGAGGAACGCTTGGTTCATACAACTTCGCGGTGGCTCCAGCGGCAGGCAATGCCAATATCGTAATCCGCAATATCACAACAGGAAGTTTGTCAGAAGCATTGACATTGCGCTTTATCGTAATCAAGAGTGTCAACGCATAATGCCAGCAGAAGGATCAGTCTTTGATGGGTTCACAAGTATCATCGCGCAGGACGCAGATACTCACCCATCGTATTTGCCAGAGTCTGTAGTAGCAGAGTCGGTTAATAGGACATTCCGAGGAGGAATTAACCGAACTAGACCAAGCATTCGGAATATCCCGATTCTTGCTGGAGCAGGACAAGACGAGATTATCGTTAACGATATTCTTGGTGGCAGCTTCCAAGGTTCATATCCATATCGAGCTACTAACTACAGAGCAAGCGATGGACTTCTGTTATCAGTATCAGGGGTTATCTACTTCCTAAAGATCGTAAACAACCAAGCGTTCGCATACAAGATTATCGAAGGTAACGATCCGGGCATGATGCACACATGGTTCGTGCAAGCTGAAGATCGGGCGTATATCCAAAACGGATACCAGAATGCGATTGCATGGGACGGAGTATTAGGAACGCTGACTGCTTCTGAAATACAAAACCAAGATTACTGCGAAATCGTTTCGGTTGGCACTACTAACTTTACCTTAATCGGCGCAGCGTCAAATACAGTCGGAGTAAAGTTCACAGCAACTGGTGCTGGAGTTGGAACTGGAACAGTAAAACTTCCTGCTTATCGTTTGAATCCATACCTCGCTAAGATGCCGATTGGGACTGTAATGGAATACGCTTTCGGAAGAGTCTTTGTATCTGATAGGTTCAATCAAATCTACGCTTCAGATATTATCTATGGCGGTGGATTTACTGATACCAAGAATACTGAGAACTTCACAGAGATTGGATACTGGGCAGAAGGTGGTGCGTTCTCTACTCCAGCGATGATGGGGAATATCACTGGCATGAAAGTAATGCCACAGATTGGAACTAACCTTCGTGGGCAGGGTGAGCTTGTGATCCTAACTGGTAATGGAGCATTCTCAATGGATGTCTCTATCCCAAGAGCGCAATGGAATACATCAAACATCCAACGCATCTCGCTATTGGGACGTGGGTGTACCTCTCCATACTTAGGATTGGCTAACTCTGAACTTTGGTTTAGATCGCACGATGGTTGGGCATTCTATTCCAATAGCCAATCTGAATTTGCGCGATACTTCTCACTTCGTAAACTTTCAAGGGAAGTAAACAAATGGGTGCAGAACGATACGCCGTGGTTGAAGCAATTCGCTTCTACAATGTTTTTCGACAACTACATCATTAGCACGGTAGCTCCACAGACCTATCGCGCAGCAGGGGTAGAAGGATTGAATCGTTACCATAGGGGAATGGTTGTTCTTGACCTTGACCAATCCTCTTCTCCTGCACCTGACGCGCAGCTTTCTTTTCGCTGGAATGGCATCTGGACGGGCTTTAGACCAACTCAGTTACTCACAGCACTAATTCAAGGTGAGAAGCGTGGGTTTGGATTCTCGTTTGATAAAGACAACAAGAACCGACTTTACGAGTTCACTACTGCACAAGGTGACGATTACGGCCCAAATGGAACAAGGCAGATTGTTTCCTTCTTTACTACGGGTAGGTATGATTTCAACCGAAGCGGTGCAACAAACAAGTTCCTTCGCAAAAAGATCACTGGTGGAGAAATGTGGTTAAGTGAGATTAAAGGTATAGTAGATAGCGATGTTGATTACAGAGCAGATTCCAATCCATGCTGGTCAGAGCTTAAAGTTCCTACAACGTTTGGTTGTGACCCATGCTCACCTAAAGTAACTGAGTGTGTACCACAGAAGAATGGTAATCGCTATAAACGCTACAAGTTTAACACTCCTGATCCAAGTGAATGCAATGATCTCGCTGGCATTCCATCGGTAGAAGGAAGCGAGTTTCAGATCAAAGTTAACCTTACTGGTGCAGCTACTGTTGATCGAGTTAGGCTGATGGCAAACATTAAGAACAACGATGATTCCCCAGTTGGTGACTGCCCAGAAGAAAATGAGGAATGCGAACCATTTTTGTGTTGCCAAGAGAAATATTGGGGCTACAATATCGTCAATTAAACGCTATGGACAATCAAGATTCATCTCCTGCACTTACATTCCCAAATGTTCCAGATGACTTCTGTCCTGCTGGAAATTGGCAGAATGTATTTCAGACATTCATTGATGAAGTTCTATCTAATGGAACTATCAATGTTCCCGGCCTTGGCGATGTAACTCCATCGCAGATTGCTCAAATCAACGAAGACCTTGCTGACCAACAAACGCAGATAACTGCACTTGATACGCGAGTAGATGTTTTAGAAGTAACTGTCGCTACAATTCCTACTGTCAAAGTTCGTTACGGAACGCAAACAGGAATTGCGGCTGGAGACACAACATCTATCGGAGTTACCTTTAGTTCTCCGCTTCCAACTGCTGTTTATGGAATCTCGTTGACACCTATCTATGGTTCTGGAACACCTTTAACAACTCCACTTTACACGATTATCTCCCAAAACGCATCAGGATTTACATTTCGGGTTGATAATAACATTGCAGAAATTACGAGCTTGAACTGGATGGCGGTTCATTCCTCACAACCATAAGTCATCACAAAGAAAAACAAAACATATGACACCACTAAAAGGAACAGACCCAAAGCTCGTCTCCGGCGGCTCACCAACTCGCGGTAAGATCGGCGAAGGCATGGGCAATATGCCTAATCTTGGAGCCAAAAAGCCTAGCGTCTACACGACTGCTGGCACTCCACGTCAAGGCTACCAGAAGTAATTATCGTTAACGATAACCTATGGCTGATACCCTCGAAGAGATGGTTGAAGTCGTCAAGGGGTTTGTTGGTGACAGTGGCGTATGTTCTTATGAACGAGCCGTTAAAGCCGTAAACCAAGCGAGACGATTGTTGTGGAATAAGAAAGCGTGGACTTCGCAAGAAGAGTACGTCCAGATTTGTTGCGTAAACAGTTGTTTCACGCTACCAGCTAGGTATGAGCAAATCAAACTAGCATGGGTAGGAGATGAAGCCGCATCACTGGCTGATGAATGGTTCAACCAAACCAACGCACTTGCGCTACGTCCAGATCAATCCTGCCATAGAGGTATTACCGAGGTCGGTGGGCTTCACGTTTTATTCAGAGACTATACTACACATCCCTACCAAATCGGCGTAATGGCTGAAGAGGCAGAAGATATTGGAGTAGAGTTAATGTTTGAAGCGCAAGACCAGTATGATACCTATCATAAAGTTAAGGTAACAACGGCGAACCCACCAACGCTGGCTAAGTCTGACCTTCTCGTTAAAGGGATTCGGGCAGTAACTAAGCCAGTAACTAAAGGTAGGATTCGTGTGTATGCTTATGATACGGCACTGGAAGCAAAGACGCTGATAGCAATCTACCAGCCTAACGATGCTCATCCCACATTCCGTAGGTTCACAGCACCAAAAACGTGCGAGTGTATCACACTTTACGCATCGAGGAAGTACCATGATCTAACCGATCCGAAAGAACTATGTGAGTTCATTCCAGATGCGATGATCTATGCTGTATTAGCATTGAACTCGCGTGAGAACAGGAAGGCTCAAGAGTTCTTGATAAACCTAGACCTAGCCGTTAAAGAACAGGAAAAGGAAATGGAGAACGTAGAGATTCCTACTTGTGGAACACTTCGTATTTCTAACTTCAGTAGGGCAGAGAATCTAATTGGTTCTGATCTACTATCTCCATCACCAAACGATTACTTCTTATATCGATGACATTAGAGATCACAGAGAAGTTAGACGCTAGGACAGTTGAGGGATATGGTGATCCTAACTACGACTTAAACCTAATGGACGTAGAGATTCTAAATCTACCTCCACGGGAATGTCCGTTAATTCATAGGTTCACGCCGGGGATGTACATTCGGGAAATCTATATGCCGAAGGGTACAATTCTAACAACCCTTCTCCATCTTACGACCCATCCCTTCTTTGTCCTTAAAGGGGATGTAACGGTATGGTATCATGGAATCCCTTCTCACCGATATAAAACAGGCTACACGGGCATCACAGAAGCAGGAACACGCCGAATGCTTTACACTCACAAAGATACAGTCTGGACAACTTGCCATGTAACCAACTTAACTGATCCAGATGAAATCATTGACTCAATCACTTCAAGAGACTTTAACCCACACATCGCTAAAGATGATTCACGGGTACAGAAGTGGCGGCACAATAGAACAGATTTAATCAAATGAGGTTCCTTCATCATCCAGAAGACTTGATTCGCAATAAACATCAGATGATGTTTTTTACCAGTGCATTTGCTATTGGTGCTGGTGTAGTTGCTGTAGGTGCAGCGGCAGCATCAGCGGGTGTTTCTATGTCAGCAGCCGCTAGGGCATCTAAAGCTCAAGGCGCAGCAGCAGGACAATACAAAAAGCAACAACGCAAAGCTGTTAAAGGATACGAAAAAGGTCAGCAGCAAGTACAGGGGATGATCAATGAAGTCAAAGCTCCAGAGTACAATCTTGGAGCCATGATCGGTGATGCTGGGCAAGTCTCAAACTACTATCGCCAACAGCTAGAACAATTTCAACCCGGAGCAGCACAACAACGTCAACAAGCGCAAAGCCAAATTGGTCAAGCAATGGATGTTGTTAGCTCCTATCTTAGAGGTGAAGTACCACAAGATGTTAAAGACCAGATCATGCGCAATGTTGCTGAGAGCGCAGGAGCAGGATTCAATCCAGCAACAGCAGGACAAGCTGGTGGATTCCAAGCAGCACAGGGGCAGATGGCAAGAAACCTTGGTCTAACATCATTAGATATTCAAGGCCGAGGACTCGCCGCCATGCCAAGTGTGCAAGGTACAGCACAAAACTGGCAGCAACTAGCAAGAGCATTTACAGCAGACCCATTGGATGTAGGCAGACTACAACTTGGTTATCAAGCAGCACAAGCAGAAGTAGGACTACAGAAAGCAAAGATGACCTCTGATATGTATGGCAATATGTTTAATGCTAAATCTGGTTTGGCTAGTAACATCTATGCTGCCAACAAAGAAAATATCGCAGCAAGTTACGCTGCTCAACAAGCCGTAGCAACAGGTGTATCTGATATTGGAAAAGCAACATCGACTGCATTGTTCACTGGAGCGCAGATTAGCGGAGCGCAACAAGGGTTAAACGTAGGAAGCAATCCTTATGGCGGTGGTGGTGGAGCAACGCAACAAGGGTATGGTGGATTTGGTGGATTTGCTTCAATGGGGCAAGCACAACAAGCCGCTCCATACGCTGGGAGTATAAGTCAAGTAAGTGGATCGGGATATGTCCCAAGAGCGCAAGCAACAGGAAGAACCTACAACCCAGCATCGCAAACCTACAACCCGGCATCGCAAATTTATTAAAATATTATGTCTATAGCAGAACTCATAATGAAGGGAACAGAGCAGAACTCCAAGTCAACAGCTTGGGTTAGTGACTCGTTGCAAAAAATAGGTCAGAATGTATCGGCGGTTTTAAAAGAAAGAGAGCAACAGAAACAAGCTCAAGCAATGATGCCATTCTTGCAACAAAGCATACAGGAGTCGATGGAACTTGCTGGAAAAGGACAGTCTGGTGATGCGTATGCAAAAATGATTCCACTTCTGACTGATCCATCAACAGCAAATAATCCATATATCATGCGAGTTATACCAGCATTACAAAAGGGAATAGAGGTTGCTACTGATGATTTTCTACGCAACAAGCAGATTACTATGATGCAGGGATACTATAATCAAAGGTATGGTGGTGAAGCTCCGGGGATGACAGAGGTTGATCCTAGAGAGTTAGCTAGACGTACACTATTAGGTGATAAAGCAGCACCACCAGATACATATGCTGCACCCCAAACGCAAGTAAGTCAGGCTACAAGCGCACAATCAGTACAAGGCATTCCTGCTGTAAATGTCCAAAGACCTATTGGAAGCGAACAATATAGAGAACCAGAATTGCCACAAAATGGTGGTATCGCTGATGGTGATGTTCTAAGAGATCAACCTGATTTAACTCAAGCCCCAGATTTTATTCCTGTTGAAAAAGCACCAGTCGCACCAGCCGCAATAGACCTATCTCCAATCATCAAAACAGCTAAAAGTCCAGCTTTCCAAGAAGCACTTAAATCTGCTAGTAAAAATCCTCCGTCAGAAGAGAGGAAATCTGAATACCAAAAATTTGTTGAACAATACAACAAGCAGCCAGAAGAACAAAAGCAAGCAGTAATGCAAGAAATGTCCTTGGTATTCCCATCTTATAAAGACTTTGAGAACAAAAAAGCAAACATACAAAACTTTGTTCCTCTCACTAAACCTCAAACAGATGTAGTTGGTGACAATATAACTGGATTGATACTTACTCCAGTTGAAGAAGCAACAAGCACAACTGTATCAAGTGGTGAAAGCAAAAGCGGACAAAGGCAGGGGCAATCAACAACATTTGGCACAAATATAAAAGCACTTGAGGAGTTCAATAGGAGCTTTACTGGTGCTGCATCTGAATTAAGTGAAGGTGAGATTGGTAAGTTTTTGAAAAAGAACGGTGGTGTATTCAATGTAACTAAAAACGCAGTTCCAAAAACGCAAGATACAGATAAAAACCCATATACAAAAGATGATATGCCAGAAAGGGTTGTTTTGTATAATAAAAATAGTGACTTCAATGATCCAAGAACAGAAAAAATAGAACTCACAAAACCACAATTAGTAGCATATCAAATTATTAAAGATTCACCAGCAGAAATGCAAAGATTAAGATCACGCAGTAGTGAGTCTTCATTTGTAAGAATTGCTGCTGCTATGCCAACTAAATCAGAAGCCAAAGGATTACCAGCAATAAGAACTGGACAACGCCCACCCATCACTGATATATTTGGAAACAACAAATGATCTTCACAGCAGACAAGCTAAAGGAAGCTAGGGATGCTGGATATTCTGATGATGAAATATTTAGTTTCGCAGGTCAATCAGACTCAAGGTTCAATGATGCTAAATCAGCAGGATATTCACTTGATGAGATAGCTTCCCATTTCACCACTCAGCAGCCAGTAGGAACTTCGGTAGAGCAAGAAGTATCCCAGCTTGGAGCGGCACTTAAATCTGGCATCGCTCAACCATTGCAAGCGATGGGCGTTACTGCTGAGACTCTCGGTATGCCAGCGGTTGGTTCTGCACTCAAGGGTGCGGTTGAACAACCAGAAGGCTATATCCCAGCAGCACAGAGATTCATGGAGCCGCAAGCTGGCGAATCTCAACTCGGAGGATTTGCATTACAATATCTACCTCGCGCTATCGTTGAACAGGTCGGACAACTCGCGGGGAGTGTCGCATCTAGGGCTGCTGGGGCAG